GGCCGGCGGTGACCCGCGTCCACTGCCGCTGCAGCGCCTTGACCTCGGGCGGTTCTGGGCCCTTGCGGTACAGCGGATCCGCCCAGCAGTGGCAGTGCGGGTGGTAGGCGTGCGCCCCGTATGCCAGCACCGCCGTCTGGCGGGACACGTACACGGCGCCACGGGAGGCGAGCATGGCGCAGAAGCCGCAGCCGTGCCCGGACAGGCGCCGCCGCCAGCCGACCAGTCCACGGCCGTGCTGGGCGGTCTGCACGATCACATCGCGGTCGCCGTTGCGGACCGCCTCGTCGGCGAGGCCTGCCATGTTCGTCGCCATGTGCCGCAGCGCCGCGGCCTCGGCCTGGCCGGCGGCGATCGCCGACTTGAACCCGATCGGCCCGACGATCTCCATGCGCCGGCTGAGCGCCGCATAGTCCAGCGAGCCCGGCACCACGTCAACCGCGGCCCGGTTCAGCGTCGCGTGCCGGGTCAGGTACTGCAGGCTGCTATTCCGCGCCGCGGCGTAGCCGGCCATGATGCGCTGCAGCAGGCCCTGCGCCACACCCAGATACCAAGTGCTGATGTCAGCCGGGTTCGCGCCGAACGCGATGTTGCCGACCACGCCCGAGACGCTGCCGGCAACCGCACCGACCTGGCGCTGGTGCTGCAGCGACAGCCGATCTGACGCGGTCTGCGCCGTACCGGACGCCGGCGAGCTACCGGCCGGCGGGGACAGGCGTGCGGGCGGCCCTGGCTGGGCCAGCGGACTGGTTCCCGCCGGCGGACCCGGCTGCGCCAGCGGAGACGACATTGCCGCCTCCCTGCTGCATCATCTGCTGCATCTGCGCCGGCATCTGGTCCTGGGCGGGTGGAGTCGGCGTCGCGTCGGCCATGGCCTGCTGCGCCAGGCCGTCTTCCTTGTCGGCGAGCTTCTTCATGTTCTGCAACTGCTGATCGGTGAACCCCGGCAGCAGATCCCACAGGGCCTGCGGCGGAATCGCCAACATCTGGGCCATCTTCCCGAGCGCGTCGGCGAGCTGCGCCAGGCTGCGGGACTCGGTGTCGCGCCAGCGGACCTCGGCGTCGCGCTGCTTCCAGCCGGCCTCGTCGCCGGCGGCCAGCGAAGCCAGGCGCAGGTGCTGCTCGGCCGCCTCGCCCAACACCGTCTTGTACTCGCCGATCTTGCGCTGCTGCGCGGCCTCGAGCGCCGCCAACGCCTCCGCCGACAGGTTGCTGATCCCGTCGGTGATCTGCAGCGCGTACGGGGCGATCTGCGCCATCGCGGTGATGATCCGCAACGTCGACTGCCGCGACGACAGATAGCCATCCAAGCTGGCCGCGGGGAACTGGCCGAACTGCGTATCCGGGCTATCCGACGTCCACACGCGGTCCTGGCCGCCGCGGAACGGCTCGACCTCGTTGCCGTTCTCGTCCGTCTCGGTCATCAAGCCGGTCGCGTAGCGCTGCGGGTATGCCTGCGCCCGCTCCGTCGACCGCAGCCCGAAGGTGGTGTTGTTCAGGCTGTCCTGCGGCGCCATCAGCGGCTCGACCTCGCCGCGGGACTGGTCGTCCAGGTTCCCGCCCGCGCCCTGCCACCGCACGACCGGCGTGACGCCCAGGCCGTGCTCCTCGACCTCGATCGCCTCGTCGATCTCGTCGGAGTCCATCTTCGCGGTCAGCCGAATCACGTACGTGTCATCGACGAGGATGAGGCGCCTGATCGGCTTGCGCTGCTCCTTGTCGTAGCCGCGGACAACCGCCTGCGCGTAGACCGGCCACTCGTCCTGCAGGATGTTGTCGTACACCGCCGTTAGCATCCGCGGCGAGTAGAGCAGCATCTCGGCCGACTTCTCGCCGTCCAGCATCGCCGGCAAGGCCATCGTGTAGCCGAGGCCGTACTCGACAACGGTCCGGAACAGCGACGACTGCAAGCCGTCCATCCGGTTGTCCTGCCACAGGCTCCACGCCTTCGCGTTCGTGTCACTGCGGCCGGTCCGGTAGCCCTCGATAAACAGGTTCTGCGCGAACGTCGACACCACTAGCGGCATGATGTTCGTCAGCGACATCTTGACGAGCTGGTGATACTCCCGGCCCGCCTTGCTCGGCACGAAGACCTCACACACCTTGCCGCGGATGTAGTCCCGGATCAGATCCAGCCGGGCGCACTCGTCGCGTCGAACCGCCAACAGATCCTTGGCCAGATCGCGGGCATCAGACTCGGTGAGGGCCATGTCACCACTCCCACGCTCGAGCCCTGCCCGGGCGCTTTCCGGTCACCTGTCCACGCTTCTGCCAGCCATCACTCGCGAGCACCAGCCGCCGCACCATCCGGGCGCCAACCGCACACACCGCCAGGTCGATCTTCTTCGGAGAGTTCCTCGACTCCTTGGAGATCGTCGTTCCGTACTTGCCCATCGGACCGGCCGGCGCACGACGGGCGTTCATGACGTGACGTGCCAGCCGACTGTCTCCGTCGTGCGGGAAGTCCCGGGCCTGAATGTCGATCAGCGCCCGCTCCACTGCCCTCGCGAACTCGGCGACCTTGCCGCGCATATCCCAGCCGACGGAGCTGCGCTCCCGACCGGGGTTCGCCTGGATGACGTACCGCTCGCCAAACTCAGCGCCCCACGAGTCTACGTAGGACTCGAACTCGCGCACGTCGCCGAAGAAGGCCACCACCTCGCGAACGGCGTGGACCGCGCGAACCGTCCGGTCCACGTCCAACCGGTCGACTTCCCAGCCCTCGCCCTGCGGGCCAGGCGGGCGCTCCCAGGCGCCAAGCACGAACGTATGCCCGTCAGCGATTCGGCAGCCAACGAGCCCGGTGGAGTCGTTCGATTTCGACCCGTCGAAGAACAGCGCGATTGGATCGGAGTCGGCCACGACGACATCGGCCTTGGCGTTGGCCTGCCAGTCGTCCCAGGTGGTCCAGCTATCGCGGGCCGCAGTTGGCTGGTTGAAGAAGTACCGCCGCGAGTCCTCGACATCCTTCTCGACGTTCCAGAACTCGTTCTCGACGATGCCCTCAAGGTCGAGCACGTCCGCGAACGGGCCGTACACCTCGCGCAGCGCCGCAACCATCTGGCCCATGTCGGTTAGGTCGACGTCTGGCGGCGCCTCGCGGTGGTCGAACAGCAGCCGCGACGCCCGGGACTTGCCCTCGGCGATCAACCGGGCCCGGCTATGCGTGCCCTCGGCCACTGACTCGTCGCCCGGCTGGTACATCGTGGTGGTTTGCAACGCCCATGGCTCCGCGGCCTTGCGCTTGCGGCAGTTCCGGTCCACCGTCGCGTACATGCGGCGCAGCTCCGGCGTCGCGTACAGATGCGTCTCGTCGAAGACCGTGAAAGTCTCCTTGCCGCCGTCCTTCGAGGAAGAGCTCGCCGTCGAGGGGCGGATCTCTCCACCGCCCGGCAGGAAGGTGCGCGTTAACCCCGCGGATCCCTTCGGCAGACCCTCCGACAGCGGACCCTCGGTGAGGTTGAAGTAGACGTTGTCGTACGTATTGCCTGCCTGGCCCTCTTCCGTGGCCAGGCAGCGGATGAACGGGTACGTCACCGCCCGGCCCATCGGTTCGCCGGCCTCGTAGATGTAGGCGAAGTCGCGCCAGACGAAACGCTCGCCGCCCGCCGCAGTCCCGGCGTACCGACAAGGCCCGAACGCCTCGAACTCGACGAACTCTGAGGCGAGTTCCGACTTCGCCCGCCCCTTCGCCCGGCTGATTACAGCCGAGTCATAGAGCCGCCGCCCATCCAGCCGCAGGGCGTAGGCGTCAACGATGTAGCCGGCGAACTCGTCGTCCAGCTCCACCCGCTGGCCCTGGACGTCGCCAGGCCCGTGCACGCAGAAGTGCTCCACCCAGGCGATCGCCAGCCAGCCGAGCGACCATTGGCGGTCGTGCTCAGGGGCGTGGATCAGTTCACGAGGCATCGAGGATCCGCTGGCGGCGCCGTTTCGCCACCTCGTCCTCCGCAGCCGGCGCCAGGTCGGGCGTCGACTCCTCGGCAAGCTTGATCCGGGCCCGCAACCGATCAACATGCGTCGCACCGAGCAGCGACTCGTTGAGCCGGATCTCTGACATCAGCGCCTTGTCCGGCGTCTTGAAGTAGCGGGCCACGAGCGGCGCCAGCATGTGTAGGCGCTGCCAGTCCGTCACGGTGAACGCCTGCGCCTGCGGGCTCGAGCACCAGGTCTCGTACCACCGCTGCACCGCTGCCGGCCAACGGCCGGGCAGAGCTGGCGGTGCATCGGCCTGTCCGGCCTGGTCGACCGTTACCTCGTGGCCTTCATACCGGTCTGCGTTCCGCCGACGGCGGTTCTCGGCGGGCGGAGGTCCATACCCGGCCATGACGTCACCTCAGCCAATCAGAAGAAGCTGGTCGCCGCCGCCACGGGCACCTCGAGACGTATTGCAGATGAGGTGCGATGCCCGGACGTTCGCCCGAACATGGCCGCCGCCTTCGATAACCGGGATGATGTGGTCGACGCTCGGCGAAAGCGGGTGCGGCCACGACCGATCCGACCGAATCTGCCGACTCCGCTGACGACAAACTGGCACCTGGCACCGCCAGCCATCACGCTCGAAAATCTCGATCGGATCGAAGGTCTCTCGCTCAGCGGCGGCGACGCGAGACCGGCGGAGCGCGTCAGAACGGCGGCGGGACCCAGGATTGTCCCGCTTCCAGCCACGGCCCGCCGCGTGTTCCGGGCAGTAGCGGGGCCGTTGTCCCCGGACTGGCGGCCTGGTAAAGACGTCGCCGCATGTTGCGCAGACGAAGTCCTGTGAGAGCGGACCCGATGCCTTGTAGCGCGCGTTCCGCTCGTGATTCCAGGCCATGAAACAGTCGTGCGAGCCGCACTGACGTCGCCGCGGGTCGGACATGGGCGCACCACAGTAAGGGCAGAGATTCATGATTGTCTCCAGGAAATACGAACGGCCCACGCC